TGGGCAAGAGCAGCGGTAGCTTCTGCATCTCCTGCTGATGTTGCAGTATTAACTTGTTTAGTTGATAATGCCTTTTGTTGCTCTTCTGGAACCTTTGCTTTAGTTGCTGCTGTTTTAATTTGTTGTTGCGTTGTATTTTTTAATGCACCTTCTTTTAAAGATTTTTGTGCATCAACCCCTAAATATGGATTATTTGATAATGGTTTATTTGTAAATGTCCAATCATTGGAAGTTCCGGTGCTTGTTGCAGCAACAATTCCAGGACTTAATGGTGCATCATAATATATTAATTCATGCTTAACTGATTTTGGATCTATTTTTCCATTCGTATCAGCACTATAGGTCGTTCTTGTTGATGTAAATATTTTTGTTCCAGTTGTACCTACAGTTGTTTCTGACTTATCGCTGTTTATTGTTGTATCCATCAGACAACCTCTCCAACAAAGGAACAATTGAAGTTGTGCTGTCTTACAGACTTGAACATTGGTGCAAGGTTTTTATTTATTTAGACGGAATTTTCCATAGTTTAATGCAATCAATTCGTCAAGTTCATTTGGATGAACGACGTGCAATTTACCTGCAACTTCTTCCCAGGTATAGTTTCTATATTTTCTCCAATGAAAGTTAATACCCCTAAATCCCCACTTTTGAAGATCAGTGCAAGCAATCAGTGGATGTTGGTCATATTCAATATTAGGTGTCTTTGGATTATAGATGAATGTATATAAATTTCCTGGTTCTGGAACCAATACTTCTTCCCTAAAGACATCAATAATAATTAGCATTAGATCTTCAGGATCTTTTGTGTTTGCTGCTTTAATTTTTTTCTTCAGTTCTTTTATTCTTGCAGTTGAAGATCTATCTTTATATTGACCAAAACCTTCTGCCATTACCCAATCCCCAATTCAAATTCCGTGATAATCTTGAATTCTAACATTCTATCTTTACACCACTCATCTGCTGCTTTCCACTTTGCTTGATTGACTGCATAAGTTTTTGCTTCGTATAGAAATCCTTTTGTCATTCTTGATTTTGGTTTTGGTGGTTGAGTTTGCCTTTTTGGTTTGACCTCAATCACATAGGTTTTAATCTGTCCCGTACTTTCTTTGAGTTTGATTATAAAATCAGGAAAGTATCTATGAACACGATTATCAACAGGAGAGAGATAAGGGATAAAAAATTCTTCGCTGCCCCAGGAAATTATATTTTCATTGAGATCGCACCAAGAACAGAAACGCCTTTCCCAACTACTTCTGCAAATAATATTGTTTGGATCACCTTTATATTTGTTTGGATAATTGGGTTTGTATTTGCTCTTATAACTTTCTGCCATTATCTTTACTACATAATATAACGCTTCAAAAAGTATTTATAAATGCCTACTAAAAGGACAGTAGCAGATATTAAATCAAATCTACTTCGCCCCGCCCTGACTTCACATTTTGAAGTTGAAATTGTAGCGCCAAGTAATGGAGAATTTGCAAAATTTCTTGAATATAATGGAGTAAATTATAATCAGGGACAATTAAATTTGTTATGTTCTGAAGCAACTCTTCCTGGATCAAGGTTAGCAACTCTTGAAATTAATAATGATTTTACTGGAGTAACAGAAAGACATGCATATAGAAGAGTCTATGATGAAGGAATTGATTTTACTTTTTATGTTGATGCAAAGAATTATTTGCCGATTAGGTTTTTTGAGACCTGGATTAAATTTATTGTAGATGAAAGTATTGGAAAGCAAACAAGTAAAAATTCGGGATCAAAAGATCCACATTATTTCTATAGAGCAAGATATGTGGAAGAGTATGTTGCATCTGGACTAAAAGTTATCAAATTTGAAAGAGATTATACTGGACAGACCTTAGAATATGAGTTTATAAGATCATTTCCAACTGCTGTAACTTCAATTCCAATTTCTTATGATTCATCATCTTTACTTAAGTGTACTGTAACTATGAGTTATATCAGATATGTTTTGAATCAAGGAAGTAGTAAAAATGAGGAAGAAGATCAATCACCAAAAAATTTCAATTTGACCAATGAACAATTAGCAGCACTTAATGCTCAAGCATTTAATCCAAATATAAATCTGTCTTCATTAGGAAATTTCACTACAACGGGTGGAGTTAATTACAATCCTGCAGCTGCAACTGGAAATACTATTAACGTTAAAGATGCTTATAGTGGAAATTATACACTTAATTTGAAATAAAAAAAAGGGTCATTAAGACCCTCTTTGATTTTTTAATTTTATTCAGTCTTCCTCTTTCTTCTTGACACTTGAATACGTACCATAAGCGCCAGCAATCGTTATAATATTTGCAAGCATAAACCATGTTCCATCTGCAAATACGTTAATGCGATGACGAAGTTCTGCTCTTTCTGATCCATTACGAAATGCTGAATCTAAAGCTCCCATATCAGCAATTAGACCAGTAAAAAATAAACCAGAAAGACCAAGACCATATAGAAATACAAGAGATGCGAATGCGCGTTTCATAGTTTTGTTTGTTTGTCTCTATATTATAATGGATTTTTTGCAAAAAAACCATTAGGATGGTCCACTTTATCATCCGTCCACCCGCTATAAATAATCATACTGAACTTTATAGGACATTATGCCTTTACCAAAGATTGCAACTCCATCGTATGAACTTGAATTGCCATCAACAGGAGAATCAATTCAATACAGACCATTTTTAGTCAAAGAAGAAAAACTGCTTGTAATTGCTTTAGAAAGTGAAGAAACAAAGCAAATTACAACTGCAATTAAAACAGTAATTAAAAATTGTATTCTTACAAAAAATATTAAAGTAGAAGCACTTCCAACATTTGATATTGAATATTTGTTTCTTAATATTCGTGGTAAGTCTGTTGGAGAAGAACTTGAGGTTAATATTATTTGTCCTGATGACGGAGAAACTCAAGTTCCAGTAAAAATTAATCTTGATGACATTCAAGTCCAAAAGAACGAGAATCATACAAATAAAATTAAAGTAGATGCTGCAATTATGATGGAAATGAAGTATCCATCATTAGATCAATTTATCAAAAGTAATTTTGATTTTAATGATAAAAATGCTATGGACCAATCATTTGAACTGATTGGATCTTGTATTGATAAAATTTATACTGAGGATGAAATTTGGTCTACATCAGATGTAACCAAGAAAGAATTGACGGACTTTTTAGAGTCAATGAATTCATCACAATTCAAGGAAATCGAAAAGTTCTTTGAGACGATGCCAAAACTTTCTCATACTATCAAAGTTACAAATCCAGTCACTGAAATTGAAAGTGAAGTAGTTTTAGAAGGGTTAGCATCTTTTTTCGCATAGCACTGGTCCATATGGACCTTGAGAATTATTTTCGACTTAATTTTTCGTTAATGCAGTATCATAAATATTCATTAACAGAGCTTGAAAATATGATTCCTTGGGAAAGGGATGTCTATGTTACATTGCTACAACAGCATCTTGAAGAAGAGCAGGCAAAACAACAGCAGCAAATGAGTAATGGACACTTCTAATGTCAAAGAATCTATAGATGAAAGAATTCTAAGACTTCTTGGTCTTGAAGATGTCTTTGACTTGGATTATGATACTTACTTAACTCTTCTGAAGGAGGCGATGGTAAAGGGCAGAATGCCCAAAACCACAATTCCGACAGAAGAGATTGAAGCATTAACAGATGAATATAAGAGAGTAAAGGGAAAGAAAAATAAAGGTAGATTTGAAGTCAAAAAAGTTAAAAAAATAAATTCAACTTCTTTTAATATTGGAAAAACAAAAGGATTAATTGGTGGTAACCCCTCATTAAAAGCATTTCCTGCAGCGATTGGAACTTCTCCAGTATCAAAAAGTTTAGATGATAATATTTCTGCAATTACTGCTGCGGTTGTTTCCATTCATGAAACAATAAAACAACAGCAAGATCTACTTGCTGGTTCCTTAGAATCTGATAGAAGACGAAAAGAAAAAGAAAAAGGAGACGCTGCCGAAAGTAAATTAGAAAAAAGATTTGAAGGACTAAAGAAGATTGCGGAAAAAATAATCGCACCTGTTAAATCTATTCTTGATAAAATAATAGATTTTCTTGTTAATGTTTTACTTGGTAGAGTAGTAATTAAACTACTTGATTGGTTAGCAGACCCCAAAAATGCAGATAAGGTTAAATCTATTATAAGATTTTTGGGCGATTGGGGCCCTGCACTTATTGGTGGATTTATTCTGTTTGGAACAAAATTTGGAAAAGGGATTAGAGTTTTAACGCGAATTGCATTATCGGGAATTGCAAAACTTGCAAAAGCAATCCCTTCTCTTATAAGATTTGCAAGAGGAAATCCAAGAACTGCACTTGCACTTGCTGCCGGAACATATGCAGGAACTCAACTTGCTGGCAGAGCATTTAGTGGTGGCGAAGGAGCAGAACAAAAAGTTGAGGGTCGTGTTGGTGGCGGGATCATAAGAATTCCAAAATTTGCTGGCGGAGGATTTAATAATTTTTTTAGTGGATTTGTAAGTGGAGAAAAGGGAGTAGATAAAGTCCCAGCAATGCTGAGTGATGGTGAATTTGTGATGTCTCGTGGTGCCGTAGATTTATATGGCGTTGACCAGTTAATGTCAATGAACGCTGCAGGGGGCGGAACAAACCGACCCAAAATAATTGGCGGAGTTCCTCATGCTGCTGGTGGTGGACCAATTGGTAGTATATATGAAGGAGTTGATAGGGCATCTGGTGGAAAGTTAAAACCAGTTGTTGATGAAATTATTAGAGGATTGTCCTCACAATATAAATGGGCAAATGATTTGGCAAGAAAAACTGGGGTTAGTCTTTCTGGAGTTGGTAATAATGCATATAATGCTGTTATGAGAAGTGGTCCATCAAATTTAATTCAACAAGCAAATCAAGCAGCACTTCAATCTAAAAGGTCTGGCGGAAATGCTTTGAACGGAATTTTTAAATATGGTCAGCAACAACTTCAAGATTTTGCGGCAGGTTCTGGACCAGCTTCTAGTAATATTATTAATCAAGGAATAACTTTTGCAAAAAGGACTGCTAAAGGATTTAAAAATCCTTTAGATTCTCCTTCAGGTGTTGAAAAATGGGCAGAAAAATTTGAAAAAAATGATTATAAGAAAGAATATGGCGCAGTAACAAAAAGATTAAAAGCAAGTGATAAAGATATTGCCTCAATATATGATCCAAAAAGAGACAAAGGACCTTTAGGTAATGTTAAAAAATTATATCAAGACGTAAGAAATAAAGGGGCAATTCCAGATTTTCTAAAAGGATTGAAAAGTGAGGGTGTTGAAAAATTTGCAGAAAAAATATCTGGAGGAAGAATTAAAAACTTAGGAGCAAAAATTACAGGTTTGCAATATGCAGGAAAAGCATTATTAGGACCTCTTGGATCTGCATTTAGAATTAATAATGATGCCCTAAAACGATATACTCAAAAGGGAGTAGAACATTATAATGCGGCAGGTCAGTCTGGTGTTGGTGCTCGTGGACTGGGGCAAAAAACTTACGATAAATTTATGAATGATAGAATTGCAAATTTAGCTTTAGGTCAATTTAACTTTAAAGTTGGAAAAGATGGAAAAGCTAGAACTAATGATGTATATGATTCAAATAAAACTGCAACTCAATATTTTGCTGAAAGTAGAAAAGGACTAAAGGGCGGAAATGTTGGAGAAGCAGCATTTAAGGGACTTTCTGGAGTTCTTAGAATTCTTCAAGCTAAAGGATGGGCAAATTTACGTCCTGGTGGAAGTGGTATAGTAGTTGCGGAAGGATTAAACAAACCCAAAAATTCAGCACAACTGGCAAAATCAAAACCAGTTGCAAAACCAGTTAAACCTCCCACAAAACCACAAGCAAAAGTTGTTTATGGTCCTCCAGTTCCATCACGATTAAATGGTAAAAAAGGAAGTGCTCCCAAATCTAATGTTCCAAACTTTACTGCAGGAGCTCCTGGTATGAGATCAAAAACTCAAACATTAGGATTGATGAGATAAGATGGCAATCAATACTCAAAAATTTTTACCATCATCAAAGGGAGGAGCACTTGCAAAAGTTGCTAAGATTTCTAAAGGATCTGTTGCGGTCATTTCTGAAAAGTCGCAAAAGAACATTAGTATTATACGAGTAAAGGTTATTGAGGTTGATAAACTATTAAAGGGAACAATAGCATCTCAAAAAAAAGAACTTGACACTAAAAGAAAAGAAGATGAAAAGAAAAAATTTTCTGAATTGGAGTCAAAATTAGAAACAAAACCAAAAGCAGAAAAAGGAAAAATAGAAATGCCAAAATCCCCAAAAATGGGATTTTTGGATTGGATTAAAAACTTTATTGGTAATATCATTCTTGGATATTTTGCAGTAAGACTTGTAGATCAACTACCAAAATTGAAGGGAGTAATTTCTTTTATTGGAAAAGCATCTGATTTTCTTCTCGATATTGGAGGAAAACTTTTAGATGGATTGGTAACATTTATTGATTGGGGATACAAGGCAGTTGATTTTAGTCGTGGTTTAATTGGCAAAACATTTGGGGATGATGCCTTAAAGAACTTTGATAAACTTACAAGTGATTTTGAGAAGTTTATGAACCTTGCCATCATTGTGGGACTGGCAAGTGCTGATTTTGGAATGGATCGTTTGGGTCGTAAATTAACAGGTAAGGGTGCTGAAAGGGCAGCAGAAAAGGGAGCAGGGACACTTGCAAGAAGAGGTGCAGGTAGAATAGCAACAAGAACTGGTGCTAAAGTTGCAGGAAAATCAGGAGCAAAATTAGCGGGTAAGATAGGATCTAAAGCATTGAAGGCAATTCCACTTTTAGGTGCTGGACTTGCAATTGTTGAAGGTATAATGAGGATTAAAGATGGTGATTATGTGGGAGGACTACTTTCCTTTGGTTCTGCAATTCCTGTTGCTGGGTGGGCATTCTTAGCACTTGATATTGCTCGTGAATTTATGGGCGGGCAAGAATTTGATAAGTCAGTTGGAAGAGGATTTGGTGGAAAATCTGGAATGACTGACAAGCAAGTTCAGCAAAGAACTCCACATATGTCTGGACCTTCGTTTATGGGTGTTGCTGGCGGTGGTACAGCAAAAGGACAAAAAAGAAGAACTTTAAATACAAAAAAAACAAAATATAAAAGAAAACTTGCGCCAAGAAAACCTGGACAAATTGAAATGCAACCAGGTGCTGATGTTGGTGGTGAAGATAAAATATTTGGATTATTTCCTAATCCACTTAAAGCGGCTCAAAATGCTATTGACATGATGAATCCATTCAAGGTGATTGAAAATACTGGAAAAGAACTTGGAAAGAGTGACTATTTTGGACCAATTCTTGCAATTACTTCCAAAATCCTTTTAGGACAAAAACCAACTCAAAAAGATTACGAGAATGTTGGTCTTGGAATTAATCTTTTAGTTTCAAAGGGATTGAATGAAGGCAAATTAAAAGGTGGACTTGCTGCTGCATTTGCCGAAGGTGGATTTGTTGATCCAAAAACTTTAGATGCAATAAGTCAAAGTGGTGATATTAGTGATTGGGTTGCAAAGTCTTTTAAAGAATCAACGGAAAATAACGCGCAAAAAACATTAAGAGAAATACAAGATAATTTGAGATTGAAAGGACCAGAATCAGAAAAACCATCCGGACCTGGCACAGGTCCTGGAGAAGGAAGTGATGATGGTGGTGGTGGAGTAGAACTTCAAGGAAATCTTGCATCAAAATCAGTACAACTTTCAAAAAGATTGCAACAAATGTTTGGTCTAAAAGATTTCCAAGCAGCGGCAATTGTTGGCACTTGGTTAAGAGAGGGATTTGCATCTGGATTTCCTGATATTAAGGAAGGTGGAAAAAGAGGTGCTCCAACATATGATGCGCCAAGAACAGGAGGATATGGATTTGCTCAATGGACAAACACTCAAGGGGGAGGCCCAAATGATAGATTGAATAGGGCAATGATCTATCTTGGCATGAAAGATAATCCAAGACCATGGACAGTTGAGGATAATCTTAAAGTTTTTAAATGGGAAATTGAACAAAAAGGATATGGTTCTGCAATTAGTGAATTGAAAAAGACGACCAATCTTACAGATGCAGTGAGAACATTTGTTGGAATTTATGAAGCAGGTGGTATGAAAAATATTTCAAGATATGAAGGACAAGAAGGTGGTGGATTTATTGACAGAAGATTAAGTAGTGCAAAAGGTGTTTTAAAGTACATGACATCTGGAAAAGATGATCAAGGAAAACCATTGGAAACAGCATCTTTTTCTGGCGAAGGTGCTGCTGGAACTTTAGGTGGAAGTGGAAAATTTATTCAAGGAAATTCTGGCGCTTCTCGTGGAGTTCACTTTCATATTGGTCCTGGAAGTCAGGTTAAAGGTACAATATTACAATCTCAGTATAATTCAGATGCTAGATCTACTGCCGCAAAAGTTGTTGATTATTTCATAGGAAAAGGAAGTCGTGTTTATGATGGTAGAAGAGGAGTATATTATAAATCTGGTAAAGAAGTTGGTGACGCTCAACGAGCACATAGCAAATCTGGATCTCAAGGAGGTATTGATTTACAGGTTGATTTTGAGAAACCAGTTCCATTTCCATTACAAACTACAGGAATGGAATATAGGCCAAATGGATTTGGCGTAAGTGCAGATGTTGTTGGATCCAATTCATTTGTTGCTCACGGTCGTTATGATGAAAAAGGAAAAAAAGCACCTCAAGAAGGAGGATTGCGGGCATATGCAAAAGGTGGAGAAACTCTTGGTGGACCCCACCTTGCAATGTTGGGGGAGAAAGGAAGCGAAATAGTTGTTGATGCCGATAGTTCTGGTCCAGCAAAAGACATGTTGCTTGCTATCAACCAAGCAAAAGATCATAAAGGAGTGATGAAAGCAATTCAGCAATATGCTCCTTATGATGCACTATCTCCACAAACAATTGTTATGCCATCATCTGGTGGTGAAAGTGATTATGATTCTGGAATGTCTGGTGGAGGTGTTATGATGATGGGTGGAAGTGAAGGAGATTCTTATGATCCATTTGATGCTCTGGAAATGGGCGGTTAAATAGAAATAAGAGGTAATATCAAATGTCAAAACAGATAATCTCAAAAAGTGCAGAACCGTCTTTTATTGAAAGACTGGATATTGTATCAAATAAAGATCAGAGCAAGACTGTAAGCGTTACTGGTGGAACTATTCGTTTGATGTATTATGAAAGTATCTTACAAGATACTATAAAAGCAACTGTAACATTTGCTGATTCTGGAAATGCAATTGATAAGAAAACTGTTCTTGAAGGATTGCCTCTTGTTGGACAAGAAAAAGTTTATGTAAAATTCAAAGACAATAATGATCAGCAAATAGATTTGACTTTATATGTAAATAAAGTTACTCCTTTATCTGATGATACAACAAAATCTATGGTTCAATTAGATCTTGTATCTAAAGAGTTTATTATGAATGAGAAGGTAAGATTGAACACAAGATTTGATGGAAAAATATCAGATCACATTAAAAAAATTCTATCGGATACTAATTATATTAATACTCAAAAGAAACTTGATATTGAAGAAACTTCTAATACCTATAACTTCATTGGCAATAATAAAAAACCATACTATGCAATGAACTGGTTATCAAAGAAAGCAGTTCCACAATTACCTGGAGCAGATGGAAGCACTGCTGGTTATTTTTTCTTTGAAACCTCAGAAGGATTTAAATTCAAATCAATTGATTCTATGTTAAATCAACAGAAGAAAAAATCAATTCTTTATAATCAATCTCCCGATTCCAGAGGTAGTAATATACCAGCAGGATATGATGCAAAAGCTTTAGAGTATTCAAAGGATAATCGCGTTGATGTTAAAGAAAAATTAAAAATGGGAGCATTCTCAACTCGTACAATTTTATTTGATCCATTCAATTGCTACTATGAAGTTATTACTCCAAATGCAAAGAAAAATGAAAAAGATTTGAAACTTGGTGGAAAAGAACTACCAGTATTAAATCCAGAATTTAATAAAGAAGGACAAAATAAAGAATTCTCAAGAACAACATATATGTTAATTGATAAAGGATCACTTCCTTCTGGGGATACTTCTCAGCAGATATCCAAATCAAAGGAACAAAATTTTGATCCAAAGAAGATCTTAAATCAATCAATTATGAGATATAATCAGTTATACTCTATTAAGACTACAATTACGATAGCAGGCGATTTCTCTTTACATGCAGGAGATGCTGTTTTTGTAGATGCTCCAGAACTTACTTCAGAAGATTCTAAAGGCGTAAGTAAGGAAAATGGGGGTCTATATATTATAGCAGATTTATGTCACTATATTTCCACAAAAGAAACTTATACTAAACTTAATTTGGTAAGAGATTCATTTGGTAGAATTGGTAATCACACATCTGGGAAAATACCATTATGAAGATTGATAAGTAATGGAAGGAACTGCATTATTCAATTCAGGATTTTTAGGAGCATCATTTAATTGGTGGGTTGGTCAGATTGCTGATGATTCCACCTGGCGTGATAATATGCTGCCAGGAAAATTTGAGAGTAAAGATACTGTTCCTGGATGGGGTCGTAGATATAAGGTAAGGATTATTGGTCTGCACGATAAAGAAGAGACAACAATTCCTTCAGATCAACTTCCTTGGGCACAGGTTATGTACCCCATCACTGCTGGTGGTGGGCAAACAAATGCAGCACAAACTCCAAACTTAAGGCAAGGTAATTTTGTATTTGGTTTCTTTCTTGATGGTCAGGATCAGCAAGTTCCCGTAATTATGGGAGTCTTGGGTAATAATGCTCAAACTCAACTTGCAACAAAAATTGGAACAACATCGCAAAATTTTGCTGCAACAAGTGGATATGCTGAAGGAAAAAAACCACCAGAAGGAGATGCAAAACCAAAAGTTCCTGATTATGGAAAGGTAACAACCAAACCAAAATCAACAATACAATCTCAAGAATGTGCTTCACCTCCTCCTGGCGTAAAGGTAAATCAATTTGGACTTCGTTCAGATTTATCCCTAAGTAGAGAGCAATTTGCTGACCAACAAAGTGCTTTATCTGAAGCAGAAGCAAGAGGGTTAACTGGACCAAACAAAGATACTTTTGTTCAACAAACAGTTGCTGCAGGTATTAAGAATCGTTGTCAGCAAGCAAATTCTCCTGGATCACCAACACAACCTGGAGCAACTAAAGAAAATCCCGATGCAGTTCATGAGTTAAATGCTGCAGATGTAAAAAGAGAAGAAAAGTATCAAGAAAAAATTCCATTAATGAAACCTGATGATAAAGTCGGGTCTGCAATTAAATGTATTCAAACTGTAATAGATAACCTTACTCAGAAAATTAATAAGTACCTTAAGGCAATTACAAGTTATATTGATGCAGTTTCAAGTGCGATTAGTAACATACAAAATTTGATTGCGAATGCTGCATGTGAGATTGCCAAATATATGAAAATAATCTTTGATAAGATTATGGAGTATGTTCTTAAACTTTTAAATAAAACTCTTACAAAGGTGGTTTCGGCATTACCATCAAGTTTGAGGCATCAATTTGCCAATATAAAGGAAATTATAACAGAATTGATTCTTTGTTTATATAATAAAATTACGGCAGGTCTTTGTGGATTAATTCAGGATTTATTAAATAAAGCTTTAAAACCTGATGAAGCAGAAAAGCAAGTAAGGGCAAACTTAGACAATCCGCCAGATAAAGATACAACACCTAAAGTTCCTATATGTTATGCTGAAGAAATCGTAGGACAAGCAATTTCATTTAACAAACAACAAATTGATGATGCAAATAATACGATATTAGATAATATTAATGTGTTTTTGAGTGATGTTCAAAATCAACTTGCTGGCGTGAGTGGTGCATTATCTGATATAACATCTTTAGCAGGAACTATTAGTGGTAGTATGTCTTCTGCTTTGAGTTTCGCAAATCTCAGTTTAAATATTTTTGGTTGCGAAATAAAACCAAATATTGCAGTTTCTGATTTTTATACTTTTGCTGGTGGTGGGGCGGGTCAACCAGATTCTTCAACTCCAAGTGTTAAGTCTGTTCAAAATGTTGCAGATAGACCTCCAACAGGAAATCCAACACCAGAAACTCCATATATGCAACCAACAAAGTCCACTCCAACCATTACATCACGCTGATAAATATGATTAAGAGAAGCAGAGAAAAATTATAGTATAAAATGTCATTTAATATTTTTGGTCCTGCAGAAAAAAATAGTATTAAAGTTGGTTATATATCAACTGATAGAGGTTTTGTAGAAGATGTTTCTGTATGTGAAGCAAATGATTATGCAAAATTAAATCCAGGAACTCAATTTGTTTTTAAGAATAGAAAATATATTAAGTTTTTGAATATTAATGAAGTTAATAAATTAACTCCAAATGATTTGCTTGCGGGTATAAACACCTGCGAAGGTGTTCAACTAACATCAGAGTGTCCTCCTCCAGAAGTTTATTTTTATGGTGGTGGTGGAGTTGGTGTGCAAGGAAATCCGGTATTTGGTTCTGACGGCGCTTTACTTGCTGTAGATTTAGTATCTGGTGGATTTGGATATCAGTATCCTCCAATTGTAGAAGTTAAGGACGGTTGTGGTATTGGTGTTGGAGCAGTTACTCGCGCAATTCTTGGTGAAATTGTAGATACTGTAGAAGTCTATGATCAAGAGGAAGACTTTGAAGAATATGAAATCTGCGAACCAACTGACCCAGGATATGGAAATAGATATGGTCCAGATGGGGAATTGCTTGGAGAATGGGATCCGGCTACATATACCAATTTAACTCAAGATCCTATTCGTAGAGAAATTTTACTATATCAAGATTTTCTACAGAAAAAAACAAATCCTTGGTGGTCAACAAGAAAATCATATGCACCATCAAAATTAACTTCATCAACAAAAACTACAAGAACAAAGTTTGATGTAACTGATGCTTCATATTTAGAAAAGCAAAGAGCAGCCGGAGCAATAAATCCTGTTGCTTGGAATGAGTTTATGAATACCTATGCAATATCACCAGTCCCTCCATCAAATGTAAAGGGTTCTGATTTTGCAGGAATTCCTTTCACATTTGAATGGGAAGAAGATTTTCCTTATGATGGTGAGTATATTTTTAGAGGATTGTGTGATAATAAAGTAGAATTTTATTTGGATAACCTAAAAGTATCAGATCTTGGTGGTTTTAATCAGGGTGTTACTCCTATTAGAAAAACTTTAAAAGCAGGTGTTCATAGAATTAGATTGGATTTGTTGAATATTCCAATTTATGAAACCAAAAAAACTCAAGACCAATCTCCAACATCTCAAACAAAAAAAGTTTTTAATACTATTGACTATATTGATAAAGCAGATAGGAGACTTTGGAGAACAAATGTTTATAATGGAGGTGGATTTATAAATGAGTATGGAGTGTGTCCTTTTGATACCACATCTCAATTAGAAGATAATCCATATGCAGGAACTCATAGAATTATATGGAATAATATTAATTTTCCAATTGATGGAAACTATATTATAGAAATTGAAGTTGATGATAATGTAAATCTTACATTTACGGGTTCTGGTACAGAAACTGTAATTAACAAAAGAGGTTTCAGTGGTGCTGATCAGAGTACTGGAAAAAGTACTGAAACAAAATTCTTTAAAGCAGGAAATTATACAATCACTGCAGACTTGGAACAAATTCCTGGAGGTAAGTTTGGATTTAGTGGAATAAAAGGAACTAATCCAATGGCACTTGCCATTAATGTTCAGACTTCTTTTACAGAAACTCAAGTGATTTCTGCAAAGTCTTGGAATGAAAATCCTATGGGAGTAGCATTTACAATTGATGCTCCTCAACCACCAATTCCACAAGAACCCATTCGTTTGCAAGAAGGCAGATGTCCAAATAATCCAATATGGACGACAAGATTTCCTGGTGCAAAAGAAAGATGGTGGCCAGTTATATTGGATAGTAGGTGGAGTAGGTTCATGAATCGCTATGCAATATCTCCTGTTCCACCATTATCTGAAAATAATTCTGAATCTAGTGGTGTTGTATGGAGAAATTCTTGGAATTTGGACATACCTTATGATGGATTTTATGCATTAAAAGGAACAATAGATAATGCAGGTAGAATTCTTATTGATGGAAATGAGATATCAAAACTTAATGGATTCAAAAATGAAACTCCAGATTCTAAAAAGTTTTTCTTATCTAAAGGAAGGCACGAGATACAAGTTGAAGTAGAGAATTATAGACAAGAAATATTTGAACTTATTGATAAAAAAGTTTTTAGAACTCTTGATTGGATTTCTGCAGCAAAAATTCCACCCACACCACCAATACAAACTGTTGATGTTCAGTTTAATGCCTTTGTTGGGGGAGATTATGCAAATACATTTACAATTGACGAATTGGGAATAAATGTATCAAAGGGGCGTGGTGGTGAAGGTAATTCACAATCTTTTACTAAAACTGTTCAAACTGGTAAAGTATATGCAGTAAAACTTTATAGTAATCCTGGAACTATAAAATTAAGAACTCAAGGAGATAATATATTACAAGCAGAAGATTCTACTGATTATAATTGGCAGGATATTGGATGCTCTGCCAGTATAGGGAGATTTTTTGATTTAAATGGTAGTGAATGTAAATTTGTTGTTGATGCTGGTCCATTAAATCTAACTCCAATAGTTTCCAGTGGTACTGCAATAGATGGTGTAACTTACACTGGCCCAGAACTTGCTTCTTATCGTTCTGGTTTCATTTCTCCTGCATACTTTGACGGAACTGGTCGGGAAGTTATGGGAAAAACATTTATTATGAGATGGAGTAATGTTGATTTTTTTGATGATGGTCAATATACTTTGTATGCAGAAGCAGATGATGTATTGATTGTTAGAATTGATGGCGTTGAAGTTGGAAGAGCTAAGGTATTTGAGGGACAACGTGTTACAAACTTCAATATAACTAAAGGAAAAAGAACTGTAGAATTAGAACTTACAAATATTCCAGGAAATGCTAGAAGTACTTTTGAAGATAATCCAGTTGTTGGTGCTGTAACAATTACCAAAAAAGTAAGTGTGGGAACAGGAATGACAAGACCTTGGACAGCAAATCCAATTGGTATTTCTGCTATTCTAATTCCACCACCTTGCCCAAGGAGAATGAGGGGAAAGGGTGTTGTTACTGATGTTATTGTCGATGATCCTGGAAATGGGTATCCAGGACCTGCCAAAGATGGTTATCCTGCAGCATTAAGATTAAAAGCAGTTGAAGTAGAAGATCCAGGAATTAACTACAATTGTGGAGTAGATCAAATACAGATTACTCCAAGTAATGGTGCTGTTCTTGATTATGTCTGTGATAGTTTTGGTAGAATAGTGGAGGTGAAAGTTTTAAATCCTGGACTTGGATTTACAGCATACCCAGAGATTACTATTCAAACTGAAACTGGTATTAATGCTACTTTCAGACCACAATTTGAAGTTGTAAGAGATCCTATTGTTACTAATATTACTGATACTCAAAAACTTATTCAGGTTACTGATTTGGTTGGTCTCAAACAAACTGGTTATGTAGATGGTCGTGCATATTATGGTTCTGTCTTCTATAAAGAAGGTATTCGCTATGCTGGTTTTTATGAGACTCCAGGAGATCTTGTGCAGATCTATGATACTTTGAAAGAAAGCATCACTGCTCGCGTCACTACACCTGCATCTGCAATTCTCAGACAAGGTACTGATATCACCAGCAATGATCCAAGACTTAATATTCCAGGTACTCCACAGAACCTTATTTAATATGATTAAATACTTAATATAAAAATGAAAATATAATGCCAACTTCAAGAAATTCTGTTAATGACAGATTGCCAAAGGATATACCTACAGCAAATCCAACAGATACTGCCAAAAAAAACTATACTGCTATAACATATGGAAATGACCATGGTTCAATTTCTTTTGGACATATTCATAAGCAAGGTGATGTAACTGCTGCCGTAATACTCCAAACTCCTGATGGTGAGCACCAATTTTCTTTAGATAAAGATGGAAAAAGAAAGGGATGGACAACATCAACAAGTCCAGGAAACTTTCAAGTTGAGTGTGGAAGTGCTAATCAGGAAGCACAAGATAGCTTGATGTTAAATGCAAAAAATGGTAATATAATTATTAGAGCAAATAATGGTAAAATCCGATTAGAAGGAACAGACATTGAACTTATTGCAATTGGTGAAGGAGGTAGTAAAGGTAACATTAGATTAACAGCAAGTGAAAATATAACCACCGACTCAAAAAAACTTTTAATGAATGCTACAAGTCATTATAAGTTAGCAACACCTGGTACTGGAGAAGTTATTTCTAATGGAGTTTTAAAAATGTATGGGTCAATAATTCAAGGAGTTACTGATGCTTGCTCTGTTAAAGATTCTAAAGTGGGTGGTCAAAAATTTCAACAAAAAAATAACAAAGTATAAAGAGAGGTAAAAATGAGTTTCACACAAGATGATGTAAATGTTGGAGGACAACTTAAAGTAGGAACTGGTATTGTTCCTGCTATTAAAGAAGGTGTTAGTAAAATTAATGGATCCGCATTTGTTGAAGGGCCTATGGTTATTGGCAGTCCAACCCACTTCCCTACAGCATATGCAACGTTGATGGTTGGACCACTAACAAATGCAGACCCTGATGTAGTTCCTCCATTTGTTCCTGGAGCATTATGCCTACCTGCCACAAATCCCTATGCATTATGTGTTTCTGCTAATGCTGCGGTGATGGCAAATCTTGATGTTAATTTCAAAATACAGGCAGGTGGAAATATTATTGCTGGTGGAGAAGTAATGTCAAGATGTGGAGGACATATGCTCTCTGCAAAGAAAAACTTTGATATTCCTCACCCATCCAAAGAGGGGTGGAGACTGCGCCATACGTGTCCAGAAGGTCCATCAAATGATGTTTATGTAAGAGGGAAGGTTCTGAATCGTAATGAAATTCAACTTCCTTCTTATTGGAAAGACTTTGTTGATTGGACAACAATTACTGTTTCATTAACACCAATTGGTGCTCATCAAGATGTGATTGTAAAAAGAATTGATGAAGATAAAATCTATCTCCAATCAAAAGGTAATATGCCTATTCATTGTTTCTATCATATCTTTGCTGAAAGACAGGATGGTGAGAGATTAATTCCTGAATATCAAGGAGAAAGTCCTGCAGATTATCCAGGCAATAACAAAGAGTATTCAGTTTCTGGATACCATTATGATATTAAATAAGGAGAATTACAATGTCAGCAGGAGAACTTATACCACAACCACTTGAAGTAGATTGTTCAGATCGTCAAGCATGGGGACAGGCTTCAACAATTTTTTCGTATATTTTCAAGAATAATGCAGACCCAGCAAAATATCCACAAGAAGCCTGCCCACCGTATTACCATAGTAATGCTCAAATTGATAATCTTCAAGTAAATGCTGCACTAACTGCTGTTACTGTCACTGCCACCGCTCAAGTTTCAGCAGCTGGTGTTACTTTGACATCCAGAAAACCATTTGATATTCCTCATCCAAATAAAGAAGGATGGAGACTTCGCCATGTTTGTTTAGAAGGTCCAGAGTCTGGTGTTTATTATCGTGGAAGACTTACCAATTCAAATGTAATTGAACTTCCAGCATATTGGAAAGGACTTGTTGATCCAGAAAGTATTACTGTTACTCTTACTCAGATTGGTTCCTCTCAGGATTTGATTGTAGATAAAATTGAGTGGGGTTCAAGAATTATTGTTAAGTCTGGAACAGCATCTAATATTGATTGTTATTTTCTTGTTCACGGCGAAAGAAAAGACGGAGAAAAATTAATCGTTGAATATGAGGGTAAATCAATTGAGGATTATCCTGGCGATAATTCAATCTATAGTATTAACAAATAAGGAGATAGTTTAATGGCAAACAATTATTATTTTATTAATGATAGTGTATCGGCAGGATCATCCACAATGTTAGCTATTCAAAATGAATCTGCTGCTTTTGGAATTGGTGCTACTATTGACATATCGGCAGGAATTTTATCATCAACAACATTGAAAGTTGGAACTGGTATTACTGCGAGTAATGGTATCATAACTGCAGTAAACGGATTTATAAGTGTGGGTAATACAACACCTATAAAAATTACTTTAAGTGGTAATATTCTTTCTTTTACGGCAGTTGGGATAGGATCAACATTTTTCAGACTCTCTTGACAAGCACACCAGGATGCCCTATAATACATGGGTAATCAAACGAACCGTGAATGACTTTTGAACTTCAAGAAGACGAGCATCTGACTCGCTGCGTGGTGAATACAACTGCTCGCACCTTTAGTTTGTATTCTAATAATGGTGATGAGAAGGTAGTGTCGTGTGATACTGTAACTGAATTCATGAATGTGTTGGAGTTTGTTCGCAAGACTGTGGATGAGAGCACTCTGGTTTATGCTGATCCTCTGATTGCAGGTTGATGCGCCAGGAAACAAGAACCTCAATGGAGATGCTGTTTACTGCAAAATGGAACTTGCCGAAAGCAGCAAAACATGCTAATCTAACTTGTAAGGAGATGAAGATTACCTTTAACGAATACTGTAATTTTCATCCACCTGTTTATGTGGTAGAATCTGACAATCAACTCAATCTTTTTTGAGTTTTTTATGGGAGTGTAGCCCAGCGGAAGAGGCAGTGGACTTATGAAAATTGAGCCTCATTTAGGAAACTTTATGAGTGTAATTCCTCAAATTCGGTGAAACCTGTAAAATGGCAATACCGAGCCAAGCATCGCAAGATGAAGGTGTAGAGACTAGACGGGGAACATCTAAACCAAAAGGTATGATGAAGGTATAGTCCAG